AAGCAACTTCAGTATCTTTCCAAGGTTTATCCCAATTCATATTAAATAATTTCCATCCCCATTTATCATATCCTTCTACCAATTGAAAATTTATATATAAAAAAATTATTATAATTATTATAATTATTATACCAAAAATAAAATATCTCATTAACTATAGTATTTAATAATAAATAAATTTATTTATTATTAATTTTTTATACATATTTATGCATTATAATACATGTAAAAAGCTATCATTAATAACACAAATTGATACTCATATCCACTATTCATTACATTAAAACCATTTTTCCAATGAACCATAAAAATTGCACCCAATAATACTGGTATAACTGCAATTGATGACCATTGTGTAATACTAAATCCTAATACATTTTTATTATATAATCCACCAACTATGTATCCTAATCCAGCAGCTATTTCAGCAAATACAACTAATGCTGCTATTATTAATGGTAATTTGAAATGTTTTGCAAAAGAATTTAATTTTTTTGTAAGACCGTGATATAAAAATACACTTGCCATTGCTATACGAAGAAACCACATTGAATTTTTCATATTATATATATTTAATATTATATTTTTACAAATTATGTAATATATTATCACATATATTATCACATATATTATCACATATACATAAAATTTTATTCTCCCCACTCTGATTGACTATAAACACTCACACCATCCCCTTCATTCTCTGTTCCTTGTGGCATCATACCATAATCATCACCAACTTCCAATATTTCAAACTCATCCTCTTTAGGTTGTTGCATATTAAATTGATCAGTATAAATAAATTGATCCTGATGTTGCACTTTTTTATAATCTTCTTTAAATGCTTCAATCTGTTCATCTGTAGCATCTGCGCCTATTTTTTCTTTAGCCAACCCTTCTATTTCAATATCAGCTAAATCTTGTTTGAAATTATTTTCGGATAATTCTTCTTCTTTTATCATTAATGATTGTATATCTATTTCGCCATCTTTAACAATTCCAAATTGATCTTTCAGAAAAGCTGTATCAGCTTCACTACCTTCTTCTGCAAATTCTTTAGTTTTTCTACAATATTCTTGATAATATATTGTTGTACGATATTTGTCTACTTCTTTAATATTCATATCAAATATTTCTGAATCAGATAATATTAAATTAAATATAGATATAATAAATTTAGCTATAACAATAGTCTCATCTTTTTCAACACTTAACAAGAAATTATTTAATTGTGAAATTAAAATATAGAGTAAAGCATCTGTTGCATTTTTAAGATTAAATTTACTTGTATCTATAATTTTATCCCATGTACAATTATATTTATCTGATTTTGCAGAAATACTATTAATTTCACGCATATTATACTCAAATTTTAATGATTTAAAAATTTTTCCATTTGTTTCCGTAAAATATTCACTCAACTGATCATACTCATCAAAAATAAATTTCTGCAATTCTTGTGATACTTTACTTGTCACAAATGGGATTCTTACTGGTTCATCACGTATATTAAAATTATTAGCTATTGTTGAAACATATCTTCTAAAATATTGATTAATATACATTTTTAATAAATATATTCTATTTTCTTTACTATTATCCAATAACTTTATTAATTTATATTTATTTTCTTCTTCAATATTATCTACATCATATGTATTTTCATAATCACCTAATGTATTTAATAAATTATTATATTTTTTTTTAAATTCTATATTTTTATCATTACCCGTTATATTAGCTAATCTATCTACCAATATATTAATCTCATTTGATAAATCATTTATTTTTAAAGATTCTAAATTAATTAATGACTCTATTTCATCACTTTCAGGAATAATATACATCTTTTTAACAATCTCTCCCAACAACTTACTAAAATCTTCCCTACTAAATTCTACACTCTTAATTTCTTTCAATGTTTTACCACATTTTACACATCTTTCATTACCATCTACCATCTTTATTGTTTTATGTAATTCCCCTTTTGTTAAACCTTCATAACAATATGTCTCAAACTTCTTCTTAATTATACCTTCTGTTAAAATACTTTCATAAGGTTTATTATAACAATATAACTTTCTTTCTGGTTTAACATATAATTTTGTTATTGTACCCTTACTAACAAACATATTATAATATGTTAATAAATCCCATGTTTCTTTCATTATTTTACTTAATTTACCATCACTCTTATCATTAACAAATTTATTATATTTATAATCTTCTAATGATTCTAAACAACAAGAACTTGCACAATATGGAGGCTCAAATGCCATTATAAAATTATCTTCCTCACTAATAGATTCTTTAATAATTTGTTTAATATTATATATTAAATATTGAGAACGACTATATAATTTTTTATATAATTCATCAACATCATTTCCAGTTAAAAGCTGCTTTTCAAAATTATTAGATAATTCATCAACATTTGCAGGAATTTTATCTACATTATCTATCGTTCTATCACTCTCAACTGGTTTACTTTTATCATATAAAGATCTTTTACCATATAATTTTTTAATTGTTACCTTATCACTATAAATTCTAATAAATTTAAATATTTCATCTATTATTTCACGAATTAAAATATCTCTTGTTTTATCATCTTTATCCTTATATATTAATACTTTCATTTCCTGTAAAATACACGCCAAATACTCAACACCATATTTACCTTTCCATGAACTAAATGTACAACTTGAAACAGGATTTTTTTTAATATAAGGCGGAACTGCCGTCTGAATAGAAATTAAAAGTCTGGCTGCAATTAATGAATATTTTTTAACAGTAACAAACTTATTATATGATATCTTAAAAATACCTGACTCATCCAACTTACTTATCTTATGATCTGGTAATCCTTTCGCTCTGTACATCAAAATTGTTTTTTTGCGAAAAACTGGATAAGAAGGCAAAATAGATAACTGTTCTAAACTATCTGCAACTATATCCATGAAATCAGATTTTAATAATTTAATACCAATCTTATACATAAATGTTTGAATAATTTTACAAATTTTTATACCATCATCTAACTGCTCTAACTTGAAACCTTTTCCAATTAAATCAGTACGATATACTTGACTTTCACAAATAATATTATCAGTATCTTTAGATCTTTCCATTAATACCTGCTTCTCTTCATCTATTAATTCATCTCTCAATACAATAGGAATACCATATTCATCAAAAGATGGAGTATCATCAAATGGAACATCTGATAAATATGCACCACAAACTTTACAAGATTGTTGTCCTTTTACACTTTTACCATCATCGCCAAATCTTGCTAACATTTTTTCACGCACCATCTCTTTAATAGTATTATCATTTGTATACTCTTCTCTCTTCATATAAATATAATGTCCACACATCAAATAACCTTGATATTTTTTAGAATAAACAGCGTCGCCTATTTCTAAACCATCCTTTTCTAATAATTGATACATTAAATGCCTTCTCGCATACTCATTTTTAACTTTTGTAATTCTACCTAAAATTTGAACAATAGATAATGGTATTTTACTCTCTAAGTCTTCTGGTAATATTTCATCTATAACCACTTTATCAATATGTTTTTGTTCTAATATATTTTTTGCTTTTGATAATTTATCTTTGGTAATTTCACTCTTATTATTAATATAATCTAATAAATCCTTATAATTTTCTACTGCATTCATAGTCATATTTGTATTTTGCTCTATTTTATATAATCTTTTAGATTTACATCCTTCCAGTGTATAAACACAATTAATATCTTTCATATCTTGGATTTTATCATCTTCCAAACCACACAAATATATTATAGAATCAATATCTTCTGCTTCTTCGCGATATTTCCATTCACCATCAGACCATTCATATATTTTAGCACGATTAAGTTTAATACCATCTTTATCTCCAACAAGTATAGCCATATCACCTTTTTCATATTCTTTATTATCTTTTTCTAATTCATCTAATTTTTTAAACTCTTTAACAAACTTAGAACATTTATCAAAATATTTATCTAATTTTTTTTCTTTCTCATAAGAATTCTTTACTACACTTGCAGTTTGTGATACGTTTTTAAGTGTTGTTTCAATATCATTTTTATTATATGTATCTTCCTTAGATAGAACAAAATTGTAATAGTAATTACCAAAATCAATATGTTTATCTATCCATACCATTCTTTGTTCAATTGAATCATAAATATTATTTTGTAAAGGATATTCTCCATATAATTTCACAATTTCATCATCATAGAAGTACTCATTACGAAAGATTGTGTTGGGGAAATCTTTCTTCTCTGTTTTTTGCTCTGCAATCATTTTTTCATAACTTTTTTTATATTCATCAATTAATGATTCCTCCTTTTCAACATGTTTCTTCAAATATCCTTTTATCACATCTAACTGTTCAATATTAATATCATTATATGTTATCTTATATTTACTTAATATCTTATTAACATCCTCCATAAATTTAACTTTTTCTAATTCCAATTTTTGTCTTACAATAATATCCGATAATGTCGGCACAACCAATTTTAATACTTCGTCAAATTCATCTTTTGTTAATTCTACAGAATCAAATAAATATAAATTAGAATTTTCTTTATCTAATGTTCCATCTACATAAAAATTATTTTTATCATTTTTCTTAATATTAATTATATTATGTTTTAACTTTTTATGACCATAAATTTCACCCACATCTTTCATTTCAATATTAACAGTATTATAATTTATTGTAAATTTATCATCATCTATCACAGTAATCTTAAATGTACCTTCAATATTTTTATTACCTTTAATTACAATATAATCATTAGTTTCTAAATCATGATTTTTACAACTAATAATTGTTTTTTCACCTTTTATTATTTTTTCAATATTACCTATTTTGTCAAACCTATTTATACCATTTGATACAATATCTGTTAATGACCTTTTTTCTTTTGGTAATAAAAAAAATCCAACTATGTTTATTTCTTCTCCTGGAATTAAAACTTTTGTTTTAGTTTTGGTAAATTTTTTATCATCATCTAATGTATCACAAGCAATATAAACAGTACCTGTACCCATTCTTTCTTTCCAATGTGTTGTATTTATGTTAAAATATCTTAATAAATTTGTATCATGTATTAATTTAGTTTTATAACCAACATCTTTATCATTTTTTTTTTCAGATATTATATAAGGTCTTGTCAAATTAGTAGTTTGTCTTAAAAATTTTTCATAAGATATATTTTTATATTTATAATCTTTATCTAATTCCCCATATTCTAATAATTCATCCCTTAAATTAACATTTTTAACATTTTCTTCACTATTTTCAAAATCTTCTAAAGATATTTCAGGATTGTCAGTATCTATTGTTACATATATTTTTTGTTTATCCAATACAACTGGTATTAACCAATTAGATAAATATTCATTATTATAATAATTATCTAAAACAAAAGAATATTCATTATCACGTTCTAATAATGTTTGACCACTATTTTTAAGTTCAACAATATTTTGAACTTTTTCACTAATTTTTTGTTGATGATATTTATTATTCTGATCTTCAATCGGTAATTCTGATAAAAAATCATTCTCTAAATCCTCAATATATATCGAATCATCTTTATAAATTCTCTCATATTCAGGTATAACTTCTATATCTGTAACTGTAATCGCTTCATCTGTATTGGCAAATAAATCAATTTCTTCTGAATTATTTATAACATTATTAACATTTTCTTTATCTGTTTCTGTACTAATTACATTTTTTGATTCATTCTCAGGAATATTCTCTGTATTATTTGCCACTTCTATTGGTGCATTATTTATTTTTTCAGATATACCAAGTTCTTTACGTAATTCACCAAATTCTATATTTGAATTATCACTATTCATCTAATATAATAATAATAGATTAATTTTTTTTTGAAATAATACTTAAATAAATAAACTCATACTTATATAATATTATGAACCTATTAAATCTATTTAGAAACAGTAATATTAATGAGTACACTTCTATTAAAAGTTTATTAGAAAGAGAGCCATACAATTTGATTGTGAAAGATATTCAACATTTTCCAAATTTATATATGATTGTCTATGATAAAAATAATAGTGACTTAAATAATTCTGTAGTTAAAGAATGTCGTGGAATTATTCTTGAAAAAAATACAAATAAAATTGTTTGCTATTCTTTTAATAAAGGATTAAATTTATATAATAACTTATTACCAACCCAATTTGACTGGAATTCAACAAAAGTTGAAAAATCAATTGATGGAACACAAATTAAAATGTTCTTTTATGATGGTGAATGGAGATATGCTTCTACAAGGTGTATTGATGCCAATAGAGCATATTGGTTCACAAATGAAAGTTTCTATGATCTTTTCACAGATGTTAAAAATGAGATTGATTACAATAGATTAAATGAAAAATATTGTTACAGTTTTGTTCTATGTCATCCTAAAAATAGAATTGTAATGAATTATGATGAACCAAAATTGTATCATGTATTAACACGTGATTTAGAAACTCTGGAAGAAGTTGATATTGATATTGGTGTAGAGAAACCTGAAGTATTTACAAATTTTGAAACATTTGAAGATTTGTTAAATAGTGCTATGAATAGTGAAAGTATGGAAGAGGGTTATATGTTATGTTATAAGGACTGTGATAATATTTTACACAGAGTGAAAATTAAGAATGAGAGTTATAATAAGATTAAGAAATTAAGGGGAAATACTAATAATTTATTTTATAATTTCTTACAATTAAGATCTAATGATTTATTACAATTATATTTAACTTTTTATCCTGAACACAGTAGTAGATTTGCGTTATTTGAGTTGGATATTAGAAAATTGGCGTCTGAAATTCACCAATTGTATATGAATAAACATGTTCATCGTGTAGAAACGGAGATTCCAGTTCACTTAAGAACAATGATTTATAAATTGCATGGTTCATATTTGGATACACATGAAATTACAACTATTAATAAAGTAGTTGATAATTTATGTGAATTACATCCATCTCAGGTGTGTCATATGTACAATAAGACGTTTGGGTATCATACAGATTGAATATTTTTCAGAATTAATTAATGACTGAAAGTGACATTAATTAACAAGTATTAATAATTTTATGTGGTAACATAAATCATAAAATTATTATTTTTATAAACTCAGTAACAACTGATTCTCAGTAAGGAAATTAATGACTGAAAGTGACGTCAATATTTTATTTTATTTTCCTATATTATTTATAAAGGTCATAAAACAATAATTTTTTATGTTTTTTTGTGCACAAAAAATTCGCGTAATTAAAAAATTTGTAAAAATTGTGGAAAAAAATTTTTTATAAAAAAAATTCTTCTCAGATTTTTTATCCCTGATTTTATAAATTTCACTTTAAAATTTTCTACAAATATTTTTATATAATTTTTCCCCGCGCGCGGAAATTATATTTTTTAGTTAAAATAGAAATAGAAATAGAATAGAAATAGAAAATAGAATAGAAAATATTTAAAGATAATTATTATATTATAATATATTATAATATGTACTATTGTTTTCGGTGCGGAAAAGAATCAAAAACAAAAAGTAATTTAAACAGCCATTTACGAAATAAAATAAAATGTGAAATAATATTTTTAGATATTTCAAGAAATACCATCATAAATGATTATAATGAATATATAGAAAAATTTTTATCAGTCTTTAAAAATAATTCTATTTTAAGTGCCAATAATTTGCCAATAAAAACCAATACAACTGCCAATAATTTGCCAATAATTGCCAATACAAATGCCAATAATTTGCCAATAATTTCTAATACAAAAAATATAAAAAATTGTGAACATTGTGGAAAAAATTTTTCTCACAGAAATAGCTATTATTTACATAAGAAAAAATATTGTAAAGTTATCAAAAATAATCAAAAAAAAGAAGAATTAATGAATGAATTCTTAAATACAAAATACAATCTATTAAAAATAGAATATGAAGAAAAACTTGATAAAACAAAAGATGAATTCAGTGAAAAACTCGAGAAAGAGATTGAAGAAAAGAATAAAATTAAAATAGATCTTGAAAATAAAATTTTAGATCTCGAATCTAAATTAATACCCTACAATCAAAATAATCCAAATAATCTAAATAATACAAATAATATAAATAATGGACATATTGGTGACAATAATATCACTATTATTAATAACTTTGGGGAAGAAAAATTTAATATGACTGCTCAAGATTGTGAGAAAATTATGTCCCATGAATTTGATATGATTCTTAAATTAATAGAGTATATTCACATTATTCCACCTGAAAATAGAAATGCCTTTATACCCAGTCTGAAAGAAAAATATGCAATGATACTAAGAGATCAAAAATGGGATTTAGTAGATAGAAAAGATTTTATAGATAACCTTGTTATCAATAAAAATATAATGTTAGAGAAAATGTTGGAAGAATATGGAACAGAATTTGAAAATGTAAGTCCAAAAAGATCAGAAAGTGTAATCAATTATTGTAAAAATGATGAAGAAGAATATAAAAGAATAAAAACAAATGCAACTTTATTATTGTTTAATAACAAAGATATGATCCAAGATACATATGAAGTTAAATACAATAAAAAAATAAAATCACGTTAAATTAATTTCGTACGAATTAAAGTTAAGTATAAAA